TTGCCGCTTATGACCTAACCATAACCATGCAAGCACAGACAGGGTAACCATGAAATACACAATTATTAGCGAAAGAGTTGGTGTCGTGGGCGACGAGTTTGTGCCTAGCGACGGTATCAACGTTGAAGCGTTACTAGCTTACGGTTTTATTGTTCACGACAAGACACCCTCAAAATCTGCTAAAACTATTACACCAGCAAAGAAGGATTAACCCATGGCTTCAGCAACTTACCTCAGCAACCCAGGCGTAATGATTAACTCAGTTAATTTGACCGACATGTGTACCAGCGCCACCGTCACCAACCGTTCTTCGGCGCTTGAGGCCACGGCATTTGGCAGTACGTCACGGTCATACGTGGCAGGCCTTTTTGACCAGGAAATCACCCTGGACCTTTACATGTCATATGCGGCTACGGAAACTTACGCAACGCTTGCCGCTTTGGTTGGCACAGTCACCACCGTAAAGGTTGCGACTACTGACGCCGCTTTGACGACTGCCACTGCGACGAGCCCCCGATTTGAATTGGTGGGAACTTTCCTAGAGGAATTGCCCGTCATAAATGCGACCATGGGCGAATTAAGCACCATTTCAATTACGTTTAAAGGTGGGGTACTGACCACCGTAGTTTCGTAATCCACACACAAACAGCAAAGGCCCGACATGCAACTAACACTTAGAGTAGACCAGGGTGATGGCCCAGTCGAAGTAAGCACAAACCTTTTTACGATTGTGTCATGGGAACGCAAATTCAAACGTAAGGCCAGTGACATGTCGAACGGTATCGGCATTGAAGATTTGGCGTATTTAGCACACCAGGCATGTCAGCAACACAATGTGGTTGTGCCGGTTGTTTTAGATGACTTCATCAAAAAACTGGTGTTGCTTGAAGTAGTCAGTGATGAACCTGACCGCCCTACCTTGCCAGTACCTACCGATTCGCTTTAGCAAGTCTGTTAGCGGCGACAGGATACTGGCCACCTGAAGTAGAGTTTGACATTAACGACCTGACAACAGTTATTAAGGTCATTAACGAAAGCCGTAAATGATGGAAGGCGTAACTACAACAATTGAAGTGTTGGGCCTGAAAGACGCCGTTAAATATTTGAACTCTGTAGAGCCTGGCTACCGCAAAGCGTATGTGGCAAACATGAAAATGGTGGCCCAACCAATGACTGACGCCATGAAAGCAAGTTATGACAACAATCGTTTTCCTAGTGGCACCAAACGCCGTTGGTCGCCTGAAGGTAGGCAGGTTTTCCCATTGACCGCCGCTAACGCTGTGAAAGGTGTTTCGCTTCGAGTCAATAATAAAAAGCAAGGTGCCGCCTTTTCAGTTATGCAAAAGAATCCTGCCGCTTCAATCTTTGACATTGCAGGCCGTGCTAACGCCAATCCTTTGGCAACCGCTTTTAGTACCAAGTTTGGGCGTTCTGCAAGCCGTGTGATATGGCCAGTGTTTGAGGCAAAGATTAGTGATATCAGCGCCAACGTTCAAAAAGTTGTTGATGATGTTATTGCCGAAGTTAATAAGAATTTTAAGGTTGTCTGATGTCTGCAATATCCATTCCCATTATTAGCGATTTTAACGGTAAAGGCATTGACAAAGCCATTAGGGAATTTAAGAAATTAGAAACTAATGGTCAGCGTGCAGCGTTTGCCATTAAAAAGGCGGCAGTCCCAGCAGGTATTGCTTTGGCTGCTATGGGCGCTTTTGCTTTTGACGCAGCCAAAGCGTTTGCTGAAGATGACGCTGCAGCACAAAAACTAGCGACCAGCCTACGAAACACCACTGGGGCGACTGATTCACAGATTGCTAGCGTCGAAAAGTTCATTACCAAAACCAGTATTGCGGCCGCTGTTGCCGATGATGAGTTACGCCCTGCATTAGACAAACTTGTACGAGGCACCAGGGACGTTACTAAAGCGCAGGACCTACTTAACCTTGCCCTCAACATATCCGCAGGCACTGGGAAAGATTTAGGGTCAGTATCAGACGCTTTGTCAAAAGCATTTAACGGTAATTTTACTGCACTTAAAAAGTTAGACCCAGCACTGGCTGAACTAATTAAAAGTGGTGCTTCGACTGACGAAGTGTTTGCTGCTTTAGGCAAAACCTTTAAAAACCAGGCTTCAGTCGCTGCCAACACTACCCAGGGCAGTATGAAGAATCTGAACATACAAATGGGTGAACTGAAAGAATCCATTGGCGCAGCTGTTATGCCTGCTTTACAGGCACTCATGCCGTACCTTATGAAGTTTGCTACATGGGCGCAGGAAAACCCTGACCTGGTCAAAATTGCGGGTGCTGCCATTGTTGGTTTGACTGCTTCGATTGTTGCCATGAACATTGCTATGGCACTCAATCCGATTGGCGCTTTGGTGTTGGCTTTCGGTTTGGTTGCGACAGCTGCAGCAATTGTGTATGTCAAATTTGAACAATTCAGACCGCTACTACTAGGCATATTTGGACCTGCTGGTATTGCTGTTGGCGCTGTGCTGTATTTTAAAAATTACATTATTGAGGCTTTTAGCATTATTTACAATGGCATTAAAGCCACTATGGGCTTTGTGGCCAATGTTATTACAGCGCCGTTTTTAGCGGCGTTTAGGGCTATTGCATGGCTGTGGAATAACACTGTAGGCAAATTGTCTTTTAAAATTCCTAATTGGGTACCAGGTGGCATTGGTGGCAAAGGTTGGGACGTTCCTGACATTCCTATGCTTGCTGAAGGTGGCATAGTCAATTCGGCTCAACTAGCCATGATTGGCGAAAAAGGCCCTGAGGCTGTCATACCGTTGTCAAAAATGGGCAGTATGGGTTTTGGTGGCGGCGCAAGTATCACTGTCAACGTTAATGGCGGCGACCCCAACAGTATCGTTAGAGCCTTACAACAGTATGTAAGGAATACTGGTCCGTTACCTGTGAGTATTCAGTGAGTACAGTTTTTAAATTTTATACGTCACCCTCATATTTGGGGCCTGACACGCTTTACACAGGTGAAGTGTTGTCTTTTAACGGCAAAAATGGGCGCCAGTCTTTTATTGACCAATACGCAGGTGGTGTTTTTTCTTTAACTATTAACAACAACAACAACGAAAGCGCTTTATTTGTTCGGGGTTTGACTGTACTCATTACATACGAAAATCAGGCGACGCTTTTTGGTGGCCGTGTTATTGCGATTGAATATGAAGATTCACCTGGCACCGACCAGGGTTTGTCAACCGCCACCATTTTTTGTGCCGGTGCTTTGGCTCAATGCGGCAAGTTCAATTTGCAGGATTACGAGTTTGTTTTTACTTCAGTAAGTGACCAATTTCAGGAACCGCAATCTGATTACGACCCAACTGTGATTCCACAATGTTTTAGTTATGGGTCGAGTAGTGAAGCCTCAACTGGGTTTTACACGGGTAGTTGGCTTAACAAAATGAATTTGTTAGTCAATACCGAAAAAGGGCAACTGTGGGACGATTCAAGTTTTACCTATTTTTTTTTGGGTCGCCAATATGTAGGTTTACCTAACGGTTACACATTTTCTAGGACTGCTGGAAGCATTACAGATATCCCTTATTCACAATTTAATCGCTACGAATTAGGCGACCAATTCATGAATCAGGTGACAGTGAAACCGTCTACCGTTGCGTCGCAATACAACGAAAACAATGTTTCGGTTACCGCTTACGGCCCAGCGGCATATTCAGTTTCAACGGTTGACAATACGACTGTACAGGCCGCCGGCCTGGCGTCATGGCTGGCAACTATGCAAGGCAGCCCAACAGATTTTCGTTACGAATTAACAGTGTTAGACACAACTGCAACAGGGATTGTGCCTAGCACTTCTCCACCCCAAACAGTTTTACAGGATTTGATTCAAACACTCAAAAATGGTGAATCGTTGAGTGTTGTCGAATGGTTGAAACCTGGCGACACAGTAGAAACTAGCGTAAATGTTGTTTGTGAAGGGTTTGCAGTTAACGCTGTACCAGGTCAAACTCAATACACTTTCTATTTCAGTAGTGCCGATTTTTACCAATACTTCAGGCTTAATGACTCAATATATGGCGTTTTGGGTGGCGAACCGATTGTGTACAACCAGGCCGAAATCACCTACGACGAGGCTGGGTGGGTTTATAATGATTCAAATGCAGACGACACCGCTTCACGACTAGGTTGGTAACACTATGGCTTCGACATTCCCCACATCACTAGACACTTTCACAAACCCTACGGCCACCAGCTTGTTGACGTCACCGTCGCACGCCCAACAACACTCCGATATTAACGATGCAGTTGAGGCGCTAGAAACTAAGGTCGCTATCGGAAACACGGTTTTAGGGACTTACACGGCGTACACGCCTTCTTTTGCTGGTGGCGTTACTATCGGCAACGGTGTCGGGACTGGCGCATATTGCAGGGTTAACGACTTTGTTCACGTTTACGGCATTTTCACTTTGGGTTCTACTTCTGCGGTGACTGGCGGTATCAGCGTTGATGTGCCAATACAAATCAACTCAGGTATGCGCTCTACGTCCATGATTTACGGTTTTGTAAACTATCTAGACGCTTCAACATCGGAAAGATACGATGGCGGCACACTGTTTGACGGTACCGCTACCTCAGTGGCTTTAAGAATCCAAGTTTCAAGCGGAACTTATGTTGCTAGTGCCGCTTTGTCTGCCACTGTGCCGTTCACTTGGACAACATCCGACAAAATCCTTTGGAACCTTTACTACAGGGCCGCCTAAACCGTGGCAATTTCACCTAACAATGACTTCACTGCCGGTCAAGTCCTGACCGCCACAGAATGTAACCAGTTCCCCCGTGGTGTCATGGCTTTTGTTCAGTCAACGACATCAGATACCACAATTACCACTGAAGAAATCCAATTAACATCAGCCAGTTTCACGGCAGTAGCCAACCGTTACTACCGCATTACTTACTATGAACCACAAGTAGGCACACCTGCCACCGCAGGCGCTTCTGTTACTTCAGCTATTCGACTCACCAACCTTGCAGGTACTCGATATCAGTTAGGCAATATCCAAAATGCGCCTGCAACATCAGTGAGTTACAACATGACAACCGTATGGGTAGGCACACTTACTGCTGGTTCCACTGTCATCGTCGCAACCCTCGCCTGTTCTAGCGGCACCGCCAATGCGACCCGTAGTGCTACAGCCCCAGCACAGTTAACCATTGAAGATATTGGCCCAGCATGAAAAGCCTTGCTGTTCTTTTGGGTGTCATTATTGCTGTGTGGATTTGGATTTGGGCATGACGTTTAATCCCAGTAAAGCGTTAATTGCTTTGGTTGGTTTGGTTTGTATGACTGTGCTTATTGCTGTTGGTTCTATTGACCAGGACCAGGGGTTACCAATTATCACAATGATTGTTGGCTATTCAGTCGGCAACGGTATGGCCGCCTTAACCAATAAGCCTGTGGAACCAATCATTAAGAAAAAGAACCAATGACTACATACCCTGTTTTGCCTATCATTATGCCAACCGATTTGACAGGTCAAAAGAACGGTTATGTGGTTTCGGCAGTTTTGCGGACTATCCAAAAGCCGTCAGGCAAATTGGAACAACACGCCGCTACCGCATGGAACTGTTTACAACTGGCCGCCTACTTCAACGGTTTAACACTCAACCAGGTAGGTGCATACCGTAGTTATGCCCAACAGTTAGCTCTTTTCAACACTCGCTATTCGACTACCGACATGGGCCGCAAACCACAAGTGACCCGTATTTGGCAAGGCAAAAAATACTATTTGAAACCTGGCAAGGCACCGTGTGCGACCCCTGGCAACAGTGACCACGGTTTGGGACTCGCTATAGATTGCGCCAACTGTTATGAAGGTTCAGCGTTGCTTACCTGGCTACTGGGTGACGGTTTCATGACCTGTCAAGCCCTGCTGTACGGTTTCACATGGGCAGTGTCAGACCCTAAAAACCCTAATTTTGAACCATGGCATTTGCAGTATGTACCAGGCGACAATTACACCCAGGCGACCCTAGACGCCATAAAGGTTTTCCCCAATTTGGTAGCGTAAGGCTTGACATTGCTCTACCGAATCGGTAGACCTATCCCGACCTGACCCCGACTGAAGGACACCAAAATGAATGTAAAGCGTTTTTTAGGCTTAGGCCTGTTTACTTACCTGTTTTGTGCCGCAATGGCTGTGGGATTTCAAAAGGACACACCACCCACAACCGTGGTTGAATCTGTGCCGGTCACAATCACCCTGGGCGACTTGACACCCCAACAGTTGCAGGACAGGGCCGAAGAGTTAATGACTACCACCAGCACCAGTAGCACCACTACTTCGACACAGCCCACCACAACTGTGGTGTTTGACGCCCTGTCATTAAAATGTTCCGAATGGTTCCCTACTGCCATATCTGTTGGGTGGCCCAACAATATTGAAATACTTACTGGGCTTTCACGTTTACTTTGGAAAGAGGTCAGGTGCCTTAATGTCAACTATTTGCACTCTGCGTTTAATGGTCATGACCATGGCTTGATTCAAAGTAACGAAATCCATAGGGCTTGGGCTGAAGAATTGTTTAACATGCCTTTTGAAGAATCCATGAGTGACCCGACTCTCAATCTGCGTTTTGGTTGGTTGCTGTACCAGTCAGCCGAAAAAACTTGGGGTTGCGGTTTTCACCCGTGGGGTATGTGCTAGCCAATGTTTAATGTTGACCGCCCCGACTGGCAACAATACGCAAACTGCCGTGGACTTGACACCAAC